AAGGTGTTGGCCATTCGCCGCAACTGGGAAGAGGACGACAAAAGGCAGCTTAAGCGTCAACACTTTGTACAGTACACATACGTCCCGGGCTTCGGTGCGTATGGGTTGGGGTTGATACATTTGATCGGCGGCTACGCCCGCGCGGGTACTTCTTTACTGCGCCAACTTGTAGACGCTGGTACTTTGAGTAACTTGCCCGGTGGCTTGAAGTCTCGTGGCTTGCGCGTTAAGGGTGACGATACGCCTATTGCGCCCGGTGAGTTCCGAGACGTGGACGTGCCAAGTGGGTCTATCCGTGACAACATCATGCCCCTGCCGTACAAAGAACCGTCGCAAGTTCTGGCTGCACTGCTTGAGAAAATCACAGAAGAAGGTCGCCGACTGGGTTCAATTGCTGACATGAACGTCAGTGATATGAGTGCTAACGCCCCGGTAGGCACTACGTTGGCTCTATTGGAGCGCCAGCTAAAGGTGATGAGCGCAGTTCAAGCTCGTGTCCACTATTCGATGAAGCAGGAGTTCAAACTACTCAAAGCTCTCATTAGGGACTACACCCCAGCGGACTATGACTACGAGCCACAAGATGGAGACCGTAAAGTCAAGCAAGCCGACTATGACATGTGCGAGGTCATTCCTGTTAGCGACCCTAACAGTTCGACGATGGCGCAACGGATCATGCAGTACCAAGCAGTTATCCAGCTATCGCAGACAGCACCGCAGATTTACAACTTACCTAACCTGCACCGCCAGATGATTGAAGTGCTGGGTATAAAGAATGCCGAGAAGCTTGTGCCGGTGGAGGACGATGAGACGCCGAAAGACCCGATCTCGGAGAACATGGGCTTCTTAAAAGGCGAACCTACAAAAGCGTTCATGTACCAAGACCATGATGCGCATATCGCTGTGCATACGACGTTTATGCAAGACCCCATGATCGCGCAACAGGTGGGGCAAAGCCCAGCGGCGCAGCAAATGATGGCGGCTGTACAAGCGCACTTGTCTGAACATTTGGCGTTTTCTTACCGCAAGAAGATTGAGGAGCAGATGGGTGTACCCCTGCCGCCCCCAGATAAACCACTGCCTCCTGAGATTGAGGTTCAACTGTCTCGTCTGACAGCACAGGCTGCTACCCAGTTGATGCAAATTAATATGGCCCAAGCTCAGCAGAAACAGAACGAGCAGATGGCGCAAGACCCGATGATGCAGGCGCAGCAAGCTGAGCTTCAGATTCGTAAACAAGAAGCTGATACCAAGGCTAAAAAAGTTGATGGTGATCTTGCTCTTAAAGCCCAAGAGTTGCAGCTTAAAACGGATGAAACGGCCAAGAAAATTGGTGAATCTCCTGAAATGTTGATGCAGCGCCACCAACAAGAGATGGCTCAGCAAACCCAGCAACAGCAAATGGCGCAGCAGCAACATGAGCAACAAATAGCTCAAGCCCAGCAAATGCACGACCAGAAACTAGGCCACACAGATCAGGCCGCTAAGTTACAACAAGCAATAGCAATTGCTAAAGCTAAACAGGCCCAAGGCCAGCAAGGACCTGCTCAATGAGCGACAACACCATCTATGTTGCTATAGCCTCGTACAAAGATACGAGGCTATTAGATACCATTGTGAATATGCTAGAAACGGCTAAATACCCAGAGAATATTTACATAGGGATAGTGGAGCAAGAAGATGAGGATAAAAGACTCGTTATTAGGGAAGAATGGCGGGATACGATTAGGTATATCGGCATTAACCCAAAGGAGTCTCGTGGTTGTTGCTGGGCTAGGAGCTTAACTAATACGCTTTACAGAGGGGAAAAATGGCATTTGCAAATTGATGCGCATATGCTATTTGGGCAAGATTGGGACTTGTGGATGATTAATACTCTTGCTGCAATGCAGCATGTAAATCCAAAAAGTATTCTTTCAGCTTTCCCTACAGCGTTCTATATTAAAGAAGGGCAAGTAGTACTAGAAGCCATAAATGTGGGTGTAAATGCAGGAGCGGTAAAAGCAAACTCAACTTTTGAGCCAAACTCTTACTTGCTGCACAACGAACCGGGATATGTAATTTCTGGAGCCCCCATCAGAGGGTTTATGCTTCTTGCAGGGTTTATATTTACCTCTGGTAATTGGGTACAAGAGATACCTTACGACCCTAATTTTTACTTTTCTGGGGAAGAACAAGGGCTTGCAATTAGGTCTTACACGCATGGCTGGGATATTTTTAACCCCCCTGCTGCGCCTATATACCATTTGTACGATAACGTAGAGGCTCCTAGTTCTGAACGCCGCTCACGCCCGGAAAACCCACAATACGACGCTGTTGCGCACGAAAAGACAGCTTCGCTAATTCAAATGGCCGACAAACGCTTATCTAGACTGATAGAAGGCGAAGATTTGGGCATATATTCTCTAGGCAAAGTACGTACTTTGGAAGAATATGCAGCGTTTTCTGGCATTGATTACAAAGCAAAAACTGTGTCTCCTAAAGCTTGGAGTAACTACAAAAGGATAGGAAATGACTGAACTAGATGTTGTTGAATCAAAGATTGAAGAAATTAAAGCTAATATGACCGTGGCCCTTTCCAGCGGCGGTTGTAAGGACTTTGGTGAGTACCAAAGAATTTGCGGGGTGATTTACGGTCTTAACCTTGTGAAGTCAGATATTCAAGACCTGCGTAAACAAGCGGAGAAATTTGCCGATGAATGATTTTAATATTGATGCTGTAAACCTTTCTGGGGTGCTTAATACCTCCACGGAAGAAAAAGCAAAACAAATACCTGATCCGGTTACTTACCATCTTCTTTGTATGCTCCCCAAAGCAGAGGAAGAATTAAGCGCATCTGGGCTGGTGAAAACTGTACAAATGATGTACCACGAGGAGCTTCTATCCCCCGTATTATTTGTGGCAAAAATAGGACCAGACGCATTCAAAGATGAGAAACGCTTTCCAAGTGGCCCTAGCTGCAAAGTAGGCGACTTTATTCTTACTCGTCCCAATACTGGAACCCGGATGAAAATCCACGGGACAGAATGGCGCTTAATTAACGACGATTCGGTGGAAGCGGTGGTGCAAGACCCCCGTGGAATCCAACGTCCATAAGGAGTTGTTATGGCTACTAACGAAGAATATAAGTTTCCTGACGAACAGGAAAACAAAGACGAGCCCGAAATTGAAATTGAGATTGAGGACGATACCCCCGAGGAAGATCGTAACCGAGCCCCAATGGAAGAAGCTCCAAGGGAAGTTACGGATGATGAACTTGCTAAATACGACGAAAGCGTAAAGAAGCGGATCAAACATTTCTCTAAAGGGTACCACGAAGAAAGGCGTAAGGCCGAAGCTGCGCTCCGGGAAAAAGACGAAGCTTTGCGGCTGACCCAACAAGTTATTGAGGAAAACAAGAAACTCAAGGGTTCGTTGAATACTAACCAAGCTGCCTTATTGGAGCAAGCCAAAAAAGTGGTTGCTAATGAGATGGGGGAAGCAAAGGAAAAGTATAAGCAAGCCATGTATTCCGGGGATGCCGACGCTATTATCAACGCACAGGAAGAGATAGCTGCGGTAAGAAGTAAACTTGAAAAAGTTAACAATTTCAACCCAGCCTCTTTACAAAACGAAGAATCTAGTGTACAAACTACCCCGGAACCTTCTGTACCGCCCGATCCTAAAGCTCTGGCGTGGCAGCGAAAAAATCAGTGGTATGGTGTTGATGAGGAAATGACTAGCTTTGCCCTTGGACTCCACACCAAGCTAGTTAAATCAGGAGTCGATCCTCAATCAGACGAGTATTATGAGAGAATTAACTCTCGATTACGAAAAGTGTTTCCCGATGAGTTTGAATCTGGGAAGCAGGCGGATGCGCAAACTTCGCCTCGAAAATCAAACGTAGCACCTGCTTCTAGGAGTAATGCACCGCGAAAAATCGTGCTTACCCAAACACAGGTGAGTCTCGCCAAAAAGCTTGGTGTTCCATTGGAACTCTATGCTCGTAAGGTTGCTGAAGAACAAATGAGGAAATGATTATGGCTGAATCTAAACTAGCTCGTGAACTTGAAACCCGTGAGAAATTTGAGCGCCCTAAGCGCTGGATGCCTCCCCAACTTCTACCCGACCCTAGCCCGGAGCCGGGATATGCGTTTCGTTGGATTCGTATTTCAATTCTGAACAAAGATGATGCTACAAATCTTTCTTCGAAGTTACGTGAAGGCTGGGAGCCTGTAAAGTCTTCTGACCATCCTGAAATTCGTTTATTTGGTTCCACTGCTGGGCAGTTTCCCGATAGCGTTATCGTAGGTGGTTTGATGCTATGCAAAACCCCAGTGGAGTTTATAGAGCAACGTGATGCGTATTTTGCCAATCAGGCAGAGGCGCAAATGAACTCTGTAGATAACACTTACATGCGAGAAAGTGATCCGCGAATGCCTCTGTTTAAAGAGCGTAGTTCAAAAGTTACTTTTGGTAAAGGTATTTAATTTTTTGGAGTTTAACTATGGCTTATCCTACAGTTAGCGCCCCATACGGTCTAAAACCTGTCAATCGAATTGACGGTATGCCTTATGCTGGTGCTATTCGTCAGATTCCCGTAGCTGCTGGTTTTGGTACTGCTATTTTTAATGGCGATACCGTACAAATTGACAGCACCGGTTATCTGGTTCTTTCTACCGCCACCAATTCTGGTGCAGTGGTTGGCGTTTGTCTTGGTGGTCAGTATGTAAACTCTAGCGGTCAAACCGTTCAGGGTCAATATCTGCCTGCTTTGATTTCTACGTCTACCAACCTTGCTTATGCATATGTTGTGGATGATCCTATGGCCCTGTTCAAGGTCGCCGTTGTTTCGTCTGGCACGACCATGAGTTCCGCAGGCCGCACCGTAGTAGGAGCTAACTTGGCTTTGGTACTGAATGCTGGTAACACCACCACTGGTGATTCCGCATATGCAGTTACTTTGACCGGCGCTGGTACTACCGCGACTATCCCAATCCGTGTTATCGACGTAGTGCCTGAGACTGCTACCGCAGCCGATACCTACACCGAACTATTGGTGAAGATCAACACTCACCAATATAACAACACCACTGGTGTTTAAGGAGTAAATCATGGCTATTTCACGCGCACAACTACTTAAAGAGTTGCTCCCCGGATTGAATGCATTGTTCGGTTTGGAGTATGCCCGCTACGGCGAAGAGCATAAAGAGATCTATGAAACCGAGCAATCGGAGCGTAGTTTTGAAGAAGAAACCAAGC